ACAGCAGGCTTTGCGAATGGAGCCGCTTCTGCTGCCCCTAGGCCAGAGTAAAGCAAGCCTGTCCAGAAGTTGCCATCCTGCCTCTCATCATAACCGCTACGCAATGCGTCAGCTATAGCTACTGGAGGAACCCAATCTAGTATACCACCAAACGTATCACCTCTGCGATTCCTATCGGTATGGGAGCCTCCAAAGGCTTTACCAAGCTCGTCTGCAAGGAACCCACCAATCTCATTAGCATAGCTTTTTCTGGAAGGTCTAATGGTAGATCCATCACGCTGTGCCTCTAAAGCAATCTCCTGCTCTCGCGTAGGTGAGTTGGCTGCAATATACCCTAATGATGCTGGGTTATATAACTGATCTAACGGTATTGCTGATGCGTTACTAGCACCACTAGCCAGTAATCCACCACCGCCAGCCATTGCTAACTTAGCACCCATTGGAGCATCTTGACCAAACCTCTGGCCAATTACTGATAACTTATCCCGTGGGCCATCTATAACCCTGTCCAGAGTCTGCCAAGGCGGAGTCGCTATGCGTTCATCCATTGTCATATCTAGGCGCTCTTGCAAGTTACGAGCTTCCGCTTCGCCTGCTAGGTTCCTGTACTGGGTGTGCGGATCTTGAATTCTCGCTGAGACACGATCAATAGCGTCATCATAAGTTGATGTAGCCTGAGACTGCCACATAGTCTTCTTTGCTTGTAGCTTATCTATTTCAGAGCTAGCATCAATCTTCTGCCCAAGAATGTCCATATCCATAGAGCCATCAGGCTTTAGGATTGACACATCTGGGTTATCAGCTACCAACCTAAGCTCTGCCATTTTAGCGTCTATATCAACAAACCTATCCGTTGAGTTAAGGTCGGTTAGGATAGCGTCACGCTGCTCAGTTAATGCTCTAACATCATCCCTTATATTCACGTTCTTACGTTCAAAGAATGCCCTATTACCACCCCTAGCGAAATCTTCCTTTTCCTGTACCCAATGCCCACCTTCATGGGCCATTGTGCTTCGCATATCCTGAGCGTTAGTCTTTAACGTGCTATCGCCTGTAACTGGGTTAAACGATCCTAGTGTTAAGTCATCAGCGCCAATCCTATCCCTGTACTGGATATTGCCAGAGAATATGTCTGGGTATGCAGCTTCAAGCTCTGGGTGCGAGTTAACTTCACTAGACTTAAATGTTCCTTGAGTGATGTCTTCCATGTCGGTATAGATGTTATCAAGCGCCCATTCTCTGTACTCTTCTGGCGTACCCTTAAAATCTTCACCCTTAGCTAATTGTGCTAAATCGTCAGTTGATGCGTTATATATGAAGTTATGGTTAGCTTTAATGCTGTCTATTTCTATAGAATTCATTAATGACTTTGGCTCAGTATACTTGTAACCTTCATCGCTAATTTCCTGCTTCCACCTACCATCGACATCTCTGAATGTTGGTGAGCCTAACTTACCAGTAGCGGCCCATACACCATCCTCACCCATACCTTTGCTAGTTAGCTGCTTAGCAAGGCGTAATGCTTCATGGTTAAATGTCTTAGCTAATGGCCCAATAAATGAAGCCTCACTATCTTCACTACCTGCCATAGCTAATAGGCCGCCAGCGCCTGCTGCGACTGTTGGTAGGATGCCAGACTTAGCGTCTGAAAGCCTTTTAGTTTCCTTCTCTGTGTAATCCATTACACCATCAAGCCACTGCTGATCTGCTCGTTGGTAGATGTTTGGGTTCATCATAAATGAGCCTATTTGCTCATTCCTATTAAACGGTGTTCCCGATGTATTGGTTTGCTTTGCTAGATGCCCCATCATGTCAGAGAAGTACACTTCTGGAGGTATGTTAAACACTTCATGGCCCCGTGGGTTATACCCTTCCATGCCTGTGTCGTAGCTTTGATTGAACTTGTTTTTACCAAATGGGATGGTGTCAGCGCCTGCTACTGCGTCAAATATAGAGAATCCAGCACTACCCTTATCTCCACCCTGTAACTGCGGCTCTGTTATTGCCTCTACGATAGTTCCACGGTTAGGTACGCCATACTGCCTAAAGTCCATCTGACCTTTCTTAGAGTTACCTTTTGAGGCAGACACAGCCATATATGCCTTTCTTAAAGCACCAGCACCGTCTTGTGGGAAATCTCCACTACCAGTAAGTTGAGCAACAGCATCCTGATGCTGGATACCTACCCAGTTTGGGAATGGGTCGCGTGTGTAACTTACCTTGCCGTCAGCACTTACCTTCTTGCCACTACCGTTACGCATAGCTTCATCAAACTGCTTAATCACCTTCTTAGGGATGCCATCTAGCTGCTGAGTTATACGCGCTGTAATCTCTGATAAAGGTGAGGCGAAGTTCATGGCAATGTCTGTCATTGGAGTATAAACGCCTGATATGTCAGTGTTACCCGTCTTATCAGCTATCCAATCAAAGCCAGCCTGCTTCTTATTTGCAGCATCTTCCATAGATGCCCAGCCAAGCCGTTTAAGCTCATTCTGCGGATCTACAACAGCATCCTTCATAGCTAGGCCGAACATAGGCCCACCATCTACTTTAACGCCATCTACTGAGTAACCGAACATCTCATCTACTGCTTGGCCCACTACAGTTGTATCACCACTTACAGGAGTTAATATGCGTCCCTGTAAAGACTCTGGAGTGACTATAGGGCGTTCGCCTACATCGTTAATCGTCTTAGCTGTACCGCTAGATTTTAACTTAGCGGCTTGTGCCTGCCTGAATGACTTATTACCAAGCGCCTGAATATACAAGTTCTTAGCTCTAGTAATTTGACCTTTACTAGCTGCTGATTCTGCATTTAAGAAACCTGAGTCGATAAGGTTCCATATCTCCATACCTTGCTCAGCGATCCATTTTGGTGCGCCTGTAGCCTTAGCTGCATCTAGGAACTTATCACCAACTGGTATTACTACACTATTAAGCAGGCTCATCTGCGCCTCCTATTTCAGCGCACACATTGCAAACGCTATACATACCGTCAATAGTTCGCAACTCATCAACAAGATTCCCACAAGCGTTACACTCAACTAATTCTTCTTCGGTCATTGTAAACCCCTCAACTAACGCTCTTGCCTTTGCCATTAGAGAAAATACCCTTTCTTAGCTGGTTTCTTTGTAGGCTTCTTAACAGGCTTTTTGACTTTCTTGGCTTTCATGGCAACCTCGCAATAGTTATGGGCCGATTATACCATGATTATGCTACGCCTTTCATATTCCGCTTAATGGCCTTACGATCCTTGCGCTTAGATTTACCTAAGTCACCTGCAGCAAAGGCTTGAGCCATCTGTCGAAGTGCGTCAGCAGCCTCTGAATGACCTTCAGACTTGTCTGGGATGTGTGTCCACCTGCCCTCGCTATTAGACCATTTACGTCTATAAGCCTTGAGGTGTTCTAGGCCAGCATTACAGGTGGTTGAGTCAATATGGATGTAAGGCCACATATCGCTAGTGGATTGAATGCCCCATAGCAAGTCCTGCACTCGTGGCACTATACGGAATGTTACCGCAGGCAGTAGACGCTTCATCATGTCTTTAGGGCTAATGTTCTTTGATTCAAGACCTTGGCGCTTGTGGTCGGCATCATGCGGTAGCCAGCAGGTGTCTATGATTAGATCCAGACTCTTGAGCCACTTAACACAATGTGCAAATGATTCGTTCCATGCCTCGTAGAAGTGGATACATCGATACTCATTACCAACTATCTGCACTACCCATATAGCAGTACCGTCACTAGATCCGATGTCAAAAAAGCAGTGTACTGGATGTGACTCCACCACTGGGAGTTTAACTATCCTACCATCAGCCTGTGCTTTGTTGATTTCTCGTAGCCAAAACGCCCCTTCAGGAAACTCTAAGAAGTCACCTTCCCAAACGTGTCCATAAGTATCAGGACGCAGTTCAAAGTCTTCTAGGCGCTGTGTGGTTAACACTTCAGGCATCCACGGATTATCCTGCCAGTTGATTGACGTTATCTTGCAGGTGTCTGGTGTATCTATTCTGAATCGCTTATGAGTAGCTGAGTCTTTAGATTGTGGGTTCCAAATTATCCAGCATTCGCTATTCTCTTCACGGATTGATGGAAGTAGCTTCATGTAGGCTTCTTCGCTAACAGTCTCAGCTTCATCAATGAATGCCAGTATGATACGGGCCTTTGACTTAATGCTGTCTATGTTGCGTGTTAAGCCTGCAAAGCTGTAGTTGATCCTACCATCCTTACTGCGGATGTAATGGTCACCACACTCGTAGTAGTCGTTAAGGAATGGTACGGCTTGGATGGCGCTTTTAATCTCTGCGAATGAGCTTTCACTAAGGCTGTTCATGTACTGGCGCAAGCATAGGATCTGTCCCGTCTTACCGCTCTTACCGAACTTGTAACCCCATACTGCAGTCATCATGGCAAAGGCACGAGACTTGGCTCCGCCTCGACCACCATAGGCAGCTCGGTATCTTGCCTCACCTTCAAATATTGGAACCAGCTTAGGTGGTAGTTCTATGTCTACTGAAGACACTACAGTCCACCAAATTCTTTAGCCACTAGCTGTATTACTGTAGGTGCAGACATTGAGCCGTCTGAACTTGTGTTATCTACCTTATCGCTTAGGCCATGCTTACCTAGCATTAGCTTAGTTATGCCTGAGTTAGCGGTGTTATTTAACCCGTTAACCACCAGCGTTATATACTGCCTTTGCAATACCTTCCCTGCGATATCCGAAAACTCTACTTTATCTTCGTGTGTAATCCATTCATAGAAGGTTGAATTAGAGATTCCTAATAGATACGCAAGCCCTATATGACTGTGGAATACTTCAGTGTCATCGTCTAGGTAATTCTGGGCCTGTTCTAATAGTTCAGGTGTGTACTTCGTGGGTCTTGCCATTACAATGCTCCCTTCAACACACTCATAGCTTCTTCATCAATTACTATAATATCTGATTCGCTACTACCTGCTGTGTGAACAGAATAGACAACCTCTAGATTGCACTGGGATGTGTACCTGTCTATGTCATCATCATCTTTATCTTTGATTGGGTCAAACAATGGATTAGGTACTATTCTTGATACATATTCATGGGTGTATCTTACGAATGTGATACTACCTGTGCTGACATAGACTGAATCATCTTGGTCTATGTAACCATCTTTGCCGTAGTCTTGGTTACATAATTCTTTAATTTCTATTAACATTTGATTGTCTCCGCTATGGGGTGGACGTAACTTAATGGTTTATTATAACACGTTAACCGATCATTGCTCTGTATTCTTCCATCGTCATACCAAGCTCATTAGCTGTCCTGATATCATCGACTCCAGTTCGGGCGGCAGTTATCTGCCTACCCCTAACATCCATCATTTCCTCATTCCTTCGTATCGCCTCAAGAGCTTCTTCAGGTGAATAAAGCGTCCTGCGGTAATGTTCGTTAGTCATCCAAGTATTCCGTCAATGAACCATAACCAGCATACTATGCCAATTACCACGCCTAGGCAACTAACTAATCTTGTGGCTGTGTCGCGCTTGTCGATCTTCTTAACTAGCTTACTTGGTGCTAAACCGCCATTAGAATGGGATTTGTTCATGTGCCATCTCCTGTACAAAGTCTGGGTGATCGTTACCAATCGCAATTAACTGGTCTTCCGTTAGCTCGTTACCGTTACCGTCTTCTGCGTACACAATGTAAGCGTCTACAAAGTCTGGGTAATCAGCCATTGAAACGCCATCAATTTCTACATGGGTTAGTGTTGAAAGGTTCATAGTTGCTCCTATGGGGCCGAAGCCCCTTATTATTATCCGTAGACGCTGGTTTCGTAATCGTCAGAAGCCATCTGCTCACACTGAGCATCTTGAAGGTCTTCATCAGTCCAATCGCTATCTGCAGTAAATGGGTTACCGCCAGTTTCCTGAAGCCTGTCCCACCAAGCCTCAAGCTCAGGCTGGATTTCTTCGCCAACAAATACCCAGCTATTATCAATCGCTATAAACCAAGTAACAGAACCTTGGTTCAGAAACTCATTAGGGCTAGCGAAGTTTGCAACAATATCAACCTGACGCTGATAAAGAACATCGCCAAGTAATAGCTCAGTTGCCTCAATAGTACCTACTTTTCTAAGTTCGTTCATGTGATGCTCCTTGGGGCCGAAGCCCCGATATTATTACTGCTTAACTAAGCCACCTGACACTAGAAGGTCAGCAGTTTCGTATGAATGGTCATAGCCGTTAGCGCGAAGAACCATTTGCATATTCTCAACTGAGTTATTATTAATGCTCCATTCAAAAGCTAAATCGTTAGTAAGTTCTTCTGCTATTGTCATTAAGTCTAAAATGTTCATATATTGCTCCGTTGCGTTGTTGTTTTCTTAACTTGCAACTATTATACAACACTTCTGTTTACATCGTCAACACTTCTGTTTATTTATTTTCAGGGTTTCCGAATTACCCTGAACTTGTCATTGCAGAATGACGCTCTGTAGCTAGTTTGTACCTACGGTAATCAGCCAGCGTCTGCTCCCTACCTCCGCGCTTGTCAGCCTCATAGATCAGCATGATAACCTTATCTGTTTCTATCGTAGCCCTCTGTTCACGGCTTGGCCCAGAAGGTCTGTTTGAGTCAGGTGGGAATAACTCGCTTGAGCTAACCCCAGCAGCTTCTGCTATCTCTACCCCATTAGCGCCACAAGCAAAGCAGTTCATTAGCACCGTACCATCTTCACACTCCTTAATGCCCATGCTAGGCGATCTATCACCATGTACTGGGCAAAGTGCCATCCACCTATTCTTGCCGCTAGACTTCACACCTTCCAACATCATTAGAATGGCTTCTACGCTCATAGCTGCTCACCATGCTTGTACAGCCTGTACGGGCCAGTGCGTAGATCGTGAGTTACCTGCTTCAGTATTTTCTTTGAGATAAGATCCACGCTATCTGCTACCGCTTTAAGGTCATCTATTTGACGAACCTCTAGCGTTACCATCTTGTTAACAACCTGCTGCAGTGTCGCCCAATAGGTCTTATGACCTGTCTTAGACCGCTTACCTGTCTTCTTGTCTATCCTAGTCTGGACAAGTACCCAGTTATGCTCGTCTGCTTCAATGTGGTATTCGTTTGATATTTTCATGCTGCTACGCTCCGTTTGCTGTACCGTATTTGGGTACTTGTTATATATCTTCTGGTTTCATCGCTAATGCCATTAACCATGCGAGGCT